CCGCTGTGGATAGAATCCATAGCAGCGGAGAACTCTCGACCGATTACCGAGTTTTTCAGCGCGTCCTTAACCAGCCCAAACTTCGACGCCAGGTTCTTGAGCCCCTCTCCGGCGCCCTTGACCTTGCCTGTGAAGTCGATCCACATGATGAAGTCGTGGATCTTGTCTGATACCCACTTGATCGCCTTACCGACCAAGTCAATTGGCGGGAGAAGGAGCTTGAGGATCTTTCCGCCAATATCCAGCTTGGTGAACCACTGGTCGAACCAGAAGATTGCCTTGCCGATTACCTTCGTGATCTGGAATACGCCAGAGTTAATACCCGTGAATGCTGGGAATAGAGCACTGACAATATGTGAAGCAACCGTAAAGACTACCTGCGCGACTTCCCCGAGGATCGTAGCAAAGATGTGGAATATTGAGAACAGACCAGTGAATGTCCACTCTAGCTTATCGGCAAAGTTGTTTGTGATGATAAGCTTCGAGGTGAAGTTCTCAAAAGCCTTCGTGATCCGGACAAGGCCCTCGGCACTAGCATTCATGAACACTCGGCGAAAGGCCGTACCGATCTGGCCCAGAACCTTAACAACTGCCCAGAAGATGTTCGCTAACCCCTGAACCAGAGCCGTCCTACCACCAAGATCCTTCCACATCTGTAAGAACCCGTTTCGGGCATCGGCACTGGATTTAATAACTGCGCCGAGCCAGTCGCCGATAGCGGTAAACAGATCTGATGCCTCTTCGAAGTCGCCAAAGAGAATCTCGAACGTCTCGGCCCATCCGGAACCGATGGCTTCCTTGGTCGTATCTACTAGCTGGCTAAAGGTTCGGATCTTGGTTGCGGCGTCAAATGCTCCCTGAGCAAATTGCTTAAGCTTGTGCGCTTGCTCCTCAGAATAACCCATCTCAACGAGCTGAGCCTCAGAGAGGTCATTCGTTAGGGCAGTAAGGGTGGTCGTCATGACCTGGGCAGTAAGCCAGTCTTCCTTGAGAGACTCTCGGAAGTTACCGTCCTTAGCAATAGCCTCATCGTAGCCAGTACCCATCATTCGGGAGGTCTCGATAAGAGCGTTCCGGAATGACTCTCCACCCATGCCTGCCTGGACCAGTGAGTTCCAGTCCTGAAGGTGGACTGCGCCAGCCGCGATAGCTTGAGAAAGCTGCGTGTATGCCGTGGCTGTCTGCTGGGCAGTTGAACCTGAGGCCGCTGCGAGGTTAGACAGACCCTTAATTGATGCCACGGATGTCTGAAGATCGACACCAGCTGCGGTGAACAGACCAATGGCGTGGGTCATGTCGCTGAAGCTGTATACCGTCTTATCGGCATAAGTATTCAGCTCGGCAAGAGAGGTCTTAACCTCGCCGAGGGTAGTCCCCTTCTCAACTGTGTTGGCCATAATGGTCTGAATGGCTCTCATTTTGAGCTCATACTCATTAAAGCCATCTTTGATGGTGCCGATGAAGCCGGAGACCACGCTTCGACCCGCGTTTAGTGCTGCGACACCGATTCCGCCGAATGCAGTTACGGCAAGACCCTGCATGACGGTCATGTTCTTGCCGATATCAAGGGCCTTCGTGGCCAGATCGCCGAGGGTTGTATTCTTAGCGATCTCTCCAATACGAGAGAGACCATCTGCAGCCCCCTGCATCTTCAAGGATTCCTTGAGTCGGTCCATACTAGACGCGGATTCCTTGATCGCAGAAAGGAACTGCTTGTTGTTCATCTTGAGCGAGACTACCCGCTCGTCAATAGTAGCCACTACTTAGTGACCTCCTTCCAGGCCTTCTTCGCTATCTTGTCGAATACGGGCCTGATAGCGGGGTTGATGTAGTCTCGGCCGACGACATACCCGCCATTACGGGTTCCGTGACCATATTGCAAGATGACGGCGATGTTTACGCCGTTATTTACGTGTGAGTTTGTCCAGGTGATCTGCCAGTTATTGCCGGTTCTAGTGACTTCGTAGTTCCAGCTAGCTGCTGTCTCACCCGACCTGGAGGGGGTCGCCGCCTTGAGAGCAGAAACCCCCTCCTTGCCGAACTGATTCATGATCAGAGCCAGGTCTAACTTCGTCATTCTGTCAAACCAATTCCTGGTGAGTTTCCAGTCTCCCTGGCTCTCGATCGTAATCATGATTCTCCTAGGTCAGGCCTTCAACTTAGCGAATGCCTCAGCATTGGGAACGGCCCAGCCGACAATGGTGACACCAGCGGCCTTCGCTGCAGCGGTCGCCGAGGCTTGCTCATCCTTATTGGCGACAAGAACCCAGACACCCTCGGGGAAAGCGGACTTTGCGGCCGACCACGCGTTTGCTCCAGTGCTTGCCGGGAGAACACCGAGCTGGGCGTCCTTGACCGCGGAGATCTGCCAGTCTGCGGCACCATCGGTGTTGTCCGAGACACGCTTAAGACCGGCGTAGTCGGTCTTCATGATCTCCCGGAGCTTATTCTGGCCACGGTAGTGAATCGCGAAGTATAGCTTACCGGTACGCTTCAATAGGATCGGGAGGATCTTGCCGTCGGAAGAACGGTACCACTGAGCTCCAGAATCCACCTGTCCAGTTCGAACGTTCGGGAGTACCGCGATGTTCTGGGCTTCGAGAGTATCCAGCGCCTCGATCATGCCAGCGGTATTCACACCCGCATTTCGAATCGTATCGAGCCCGTACTGACTGAACTCCTTCCCTGACTCATAGTACTGAGGGATGGCTACTGCAGAGTTATTCGTATCGGCTGTAGACTGAATCGGGAGTGCGACCTGATCCGGCTTGAGGGCAGCCACAGCCTTGATGTCGTCGAGGCTGTACGCGATTCGGTTCTTAGTCCCCCATCCTCCAGGAAGCCAGGCCATGATCGGGAGACCAGCTGGCTTAGGCTGAGCTGGTCCAGGCGTAGGTGTCACTACCTTAGTGGCAGGAAGCACCGGTCCCTTAGACTGGGCCCAGCCCTCGATTGCCTTGTACCCTTCCGAGATTCGGATAGCCAGCGCCGAACCAAAGGCGGTAGAACCGGCCTTGGTGGGGTGAGTGTCGTCGGACATCAGAAGAATGTCGCGGGTTCCGTCATTCTGCTTGTTAGCCTCGTTACCGGTACCGGACAGCACGTCCGAAACCTGAACGGTGGGAGCCCCGGGAGTAAGCGGGGTCTCGCCAGAACCGGCAGTCCAAGCCTTGGTCACTCGGTAAGCGACACCACCATAGACAATGATGTCGCCTTCGGCATTCTCCCGACCCTCGCGGAAAGGGACCGCCTGCTTGTCGGCGATACCGAGCCAGTCGATAAAGACCACACCATTAGTGACGCCGCCCGCAGCCTCAACACCGGCCTTGTGGGCCTTTACGTTGATGTGGGCGTCTCGAGACTGAAGACGACTCACAGAGGAGGGCTCTGCTCCGACCATGATGATCGGGACGTTGGGGAGCTTAGTACGAACCTTCGTGACGAAGTTCCGAACAGCCTCTGTGATCTTAGAGCCGTTTGTGTCACCGTTCTCCACAACCTTATCGCTGTTAAGAGACCCAACAGTAACGATCAGGTTAGGGATAGATGCACATACGGCATTGACCCGAGAGTCGGCCTCAAAGCTAAGGTTCCCCTCCTTGGAGTGGGCGAATCCACTACCGTCAACCGCGCTGACCATCGGAACGCAACCGAGCAGTCTAGAAGCCGCGGCAGGAAGGTTGAATCCGGGACCCATCATAGCCTCAGTGGACCATGAATCCCCGAAGAAACCAACTGTCGGAACAACTCGCCCCGGCTGAAGCGGGAGAGAGCCAAGAACGGTAGAGAGACCAGCGCTCCCACCACTACCCCCAGACAGGAGGGGAAGGGGTCGGGATGCGGGTCCGAAGAAAATGTCCGGAGCGATCTTCCGAACCGGTGCTGCAGACACAATGTCGATTGTCTCGCCCTGGACAAGAGAGATATGCTTGGTCGAGACTCCAGCGGGAGTCTTGATCTCGACAGTGTGAGTCCAATTTCCACCGGGGTTAACACCCGCGCCAGGAGCAAGGATCTCTACTCGGATAGATCCGGCCTGATCGGTGGTGATGAGGTACTCACGCATAGAGACCTCGGTACCGTTGAGCGTCGCGGTGGCCCCGTCAACATCTGGGGTGATCCGGACAGTAGCCTTGCCGTTCTCGCCGCCGGGAATAGTACCAGTAACTGTACAGTATGGCGCTGCCATTTTGAGCCTCCTACGGCTGTTCGGCCCTATCAAGCAGGGCGTTTACCTTGGTGTTTGTCTCGGCGCCGTAGACGCCATCGACCTCTGCGCCGACTGCAGCCTGGACGGCCTCGACGGTTGCGTCGTGAGCCTCCTCAGAGGCGTCACCCCAAATCCCATCCTGCTCAGTACCGACCACGGACTGCGTGAAGGCCACGCCGAAGGGGAAGGTCTTCCCGCCCCACTCGGAAGCCGCGGCAAGAGCGTAGCAGCGAGACCGAGTGTTCGGCCCGGCGACATTGTCGGGGGTCGCCCGGACTGCACGCTGCAGCGCACGGATGTCAGCAGGGCCAGCGGGAGCAGTGTTGCTCGGAGAGTCAGTATACGCAGGCCGGATCACATAAGCGATCGACTGATTGCGGACACGCCGCCAAACACCGTTCCCAGCAGACTGAGAGCCGTAGCTGCCAGACGAGGTGTTGCCCTCGATCGTCTGGAGCGTGCCACCGCCAAGGTTCTTCTCGACGAAGCCCACGTGGTCCGTGCCGCCGCCGTCCCAGTCATAGATGACGATATCGCCCGGCTTGGCGTCGTAAACCGATACGAAGTAAGCGTCAGGGTGCTGGCGGACCTTGTTGACGGTGTAGTCAGTGTTAAAGGAGAATCCTCCAATAGCGTCAATCTGCCCGCACTCGTCCAGACACATGCTGACGAAGAGCATGCACCACCAAACAGAGTCGGACGGTCCAGCAAGCCACTGCTGACCAGTTCGAGCTGCCCAGTATCGGCCAGCTTCGGATCCGGGCTGAGGGTCGTCTGGTGCATAGTAACCAATCCTCGCTGCGGCGCGAGCGAGTACGTTGTCTGCGACGCTCACTTCATCACCTCGGTAGTCTGGGAGACGTGAATCTCCTTGTCTTCCATAGGATCAGTGCCGATGTGGGCCTGCGGAGCAAGCGCCTCCTCGGGAATGTCTTCGTGACTGATCATTGTTATCCCTTCGAGCCAAGCTTAGCTCGCCTGGCTCTGTTGAGTTCCCGGTTCCGTTCCATAATCTCGGACTGGGACATCTTCTTATCAGGCTGATTCTTTTGGTTACAAACCCGAATGAGTGTGAGTAGTCGGTTGATGTGCCATGTCTCACACTCGAAGGGGATCTGGCAAGCGATCATCCAGTAGTAGATCAACTCGGACGATGTGTACTCGCCAGATCCAGATTCCCCACCCGTCTCGCGGATGGTGGTTGCAGTCATCGTATCAGCCATATAGGCACTGATACGCTCAACCTCGGATGGGGGAATCCTATCCAGGAGCGACGGGTCGTATTCTTCATCAGTGATCATACACTTGATGTAGAGTGCCATCTCATCAGGTTCGATCTTGTCGTTCCCGATGAGGTGTTTATGGGTGATTGACTCCCATTTTGACAGCGCGACCAGGTTGTGCTCCAGATGCAGGACTCCGCCAGGCATGGAGACAAAGGTACCTGTCTCCTCGTCGAACCCGTCGAGATCCGGAATAGAAACTATAAGCATTGCAGGCACCGAGGGCCCAGGAGTCTAGGTCTCTGAGCCCCCGGTGTGGTATATCAGCCTGCGAAGTGCGCCTTGATCTCGTCAGGCAGGAGGAGCTTGGGCTCAGTAGCCCCGCCTCCACCCTGAGCGTCGGAACCGAACAGCTTGGCCTCGAGGGTCTTCAGCTTACCGGCGTCGACGTCAAGAGACGAGATGGTCAGCAGCGAGGTAGGCTTAGCACCGCTCACCGTGACAGGGGTCGTGGAGAGCTCCCACGAGAACGAGATCGCCTCGGGAGAGTCGTTGACGGTCTTGTAGCCCTTCTCAGAAGGAGAAGCCTTGCAGCCGTACAGGATGTGGAGCTTGTAGCCCTTATCCTGTCCAGCCACGTCGTCACCAATCTTGGTGCGGTAGACGAGACCGAAGGCGAGTCGGTCCTGCTGACCGATCTTGACACCCTTCGTCAGAGTGGCGGAACCGTCGCACTGCTCGAACTCATCGGGGTAGGTGTAGGCCTCAATTGTGGCCTTCAGCTTCTCAGCCGAGAGCATCGAGAGGTACAGAATGTTGTCGGCGTAGAGGTCAGTAGCCTCAGCGCCCTCGGGCTTCTCGGAGATGGCGGTGATACCATTCCAAGCAACGCCCTTGCCGTAGGTCTTCTGAGCCGGGTCGTACACATACAGTGCGCAGTGGTCGACACCAGTCTCAATACGGCGCTCACCAGTCTTGTCCCAGACAAGTGCAGCCATGTTAACTCCTAATAGTAGACGTCGAAGATGTCGTGATAGAGGTTATCCGCTACGAGTCGAGACTCATGGCGGCTGAACAAAAGGTCCTCGATCTTCGTTCGTGTCGGGTCCTCGGGATGACGGGCAATCAGAGTAACCTGGAACCGGTTTGCTTTGATATACTTGATGTTGTCCGCGTACATCGGATCACCCGGATGCCGCTCGTATACGATGCACGGATACGAGAGCTTAAGCGACGGGAGTGGCTGGTAATAGACCTTGTCCGACCCGAGGATCTCGACCAGCTTCTCATGGAGAGCTAGCCGTCGGTCCATTATACACCCCCGTCAACTCGAGAACCAGACGGGGGAACTTCAGCTCCACATAGGAGATTTTCCAAAGTCCCCCCATCCAGCGTACGTACTTGAGGTTCTGGATATTATCTGTTAAGAACCCATCAGCGATAATGCTGATCTGGTTGCTGAGGTTGATACTCCCCAGAATCTCGTCGCTGCTACCATAACGTCGTGCTTCACGAAACACATCACCATAGTACTGCTTCTCGATTGGTTTGTCTTCCCAAATTCCCGGCTCGGTCTGGACCTGAGTTACAAATCCTATCTCACCGAAGAATTTGGCCATCTATCACGGCTCCACGACGACGTTACCAGACTCAACCTTGCGCTCGACGACAACAGCCGACTTGGGCTTCGTCAGCGCCCCGGAGAGACGAGTCTCCAGGAGGTAATGGTACTGGTTGAAGCTGATGTCGAAGTCCTCAGCCGCGAAGAGCTGACCACCCCGGTCCGCACCAATGGTGTAATCGGACATATTGACGATAATACCCAGAGCCTCGAGCTCACCATTCTTGGTAGAGGTGCGCTTCAGACCCTTCATCAGCGGAACCTTGACAATCTTAGAGACACCGATGTAGTCGGCCAGCTCAGCAAGGGTGCGGAACTGGCGGTGGCCCATCTTGTCCTTCAGAAGGAGCATCTCGGTGACGAGTCGAGGGTCAGCAAACCAGGTCGGGTTGCCAGCACCGTCGTAGTCGTCCAGAGCACGGACCATAGAGTCCAGGATGTCGTCAACTGACGTCTCCTTGGCCAGGACGACACGAGGAGCGTAGAGGCTGTCCTCCTTGTAGATCGGGCGGATGCAGTCCTCCTTGATCTTGTCCTTGGAGGAAACGGGGCGACCGTCACCAATGAGGACGGCTCGACCGAGCTCCTCCTCCAGCATGATCTTCATCTCGCCGCGGATCCATGAGACGACATCAAAGTCAGTGATGTCCAGGATGTCATCCCTATCCAACCTCTGCTTCTTATAGATGGTGGTCGGCGAGGTAGTACGCTGCAGCAGCGTGAAGACCTCGTCTTCCTTCTTATTGCCCTTAATGTAACCCCGGGCACGGGCCTCGTCGGCAGTGATGTCGGCGAAGCGGGTACGAATGCGGGAGAAGGGCGAGTGCTTAGCAGCACCAACAACGGAGTCGACCCAATCGGTCTTGCGCTTGATGAACTCCGGAGTAGTCCACAGATCCTTTGCATCCGGGAACAGGGTCTCGATCTGCTTGATGCCGTAGGCATCGGCGTGGGCCAGGATGGCCTCCTTCAGGGAGCCGCTAGAGCGAGCGTCCTCGAAGATGGTCTCGACCTGGGCGTGAGTCAGGACGGGGAGCTCCTCGGTGGTAGCGGAGCCCTCAAACACGTTCTTGTGAGCCATAGTATCCTCAGTTGTGTCGGAATGGGCGGTGTCCTCGACCTCTTCGGTCTCAGACTCCTCCGCCTCTTCATCTACGGAATCGACGAGCTGTCCAACGATGGCGTAGACCGCCGTCTTCTGCTCCTCGGTCATTCCCTCGAAGATTTCCCCGAGAGTGGGGTCCTCCTCGTCGCCCTCGGCCTCATCAGCCTCCGGCTCCTCCTCGGCGTGCTCGACGTCATCCGTCTCCTCCACCTCGAAGTCCTCATCCTCGTCCTCATCGCCGTGAGAAACGAAGTCCAGCTGCTCATCCGTGTAGATGACAGCCTCGATCTCATCACCGCTGTCGCCATGCTCGATGGAGACCTGGTCAATGAGAGCACCAGGGTTGGCGCCACGGAGCACCAGACTCACCTCAACGAGCTCGCCGTGGACAACGTCATTGCCCCGAGCCCGAACATGGGTGGCGTAGATACTCATCGCCTTGATGTCGCCGTTCTTGACCATCTCTCGAGCGGTCCGGCCAC